GTAAAAATTCAGCAATGCCACCTAAGAAACACTTAGAATTTTGAAATCTAATATTATGTTTTACAGCGTTACTTTCCATATTACGTATTTGATCAATGTTAGTCACAGCACCCAGTATATCGTCACCATTATGTGTCGTAGCAAATGTCGTATCACCCATCATAACTTTAGTATATATATAGTTGAGTACAGTGTTCATAAAAGTAGTCAGTCGCCAACCAGATAATAAAGTCCCTTCAGTACTATAAACCTTACCATCAAGTTGTTTAATGGTTACATTACCTAATGACTCGTACAACCAGTCAATAGCCCCTAATTGTTCAGGATCAACTTTATCTTTAAACACTACCATGTAAGCGTGCAAAACACTACGCATCACTTCAGTACTATGCTGCGAATTAAAATCTTCAAAATCGAAACAATAAGGCACTCCATTTTTTAAAACTTCTTTAACTGATCTAGCTACTTTCTTTGACTCTGCTTCTTGTCCTATGGGAAACATTTTACTTAATAATTCTTCACAACCGGCCATACCAAAACTAGATATTATAAAGTTGGTATTATCGACACCATAAATCGCACGCTGTTTACCCCACTCATACTTCACTGAAGCTTTGGCAAACATTTCAGGTTTACGTTCAATAAAATGACTATAATCAACATCTGGCATAGCACAGAATCCATAAAATTTATGACGCATATCGTGCTCTTTATGTGCGAACACTTTATCTTCATCATACTGAGAAGAGTAAGCGCCTGTTGGTGCCCACTGCCAGCGTGAATCCCAGAAGTTTTTCCAATTATACATTTTAGGACGACCACCTAATTGTCGTAATCTTGCAAATAAGGTACCAGCCTCCTCAAATATCCGTTTAGGGTCAATTTTAGCTACGTTAGGTTTTTGCCTATGCTCTTGTTCTATAGACCAGTCTATGTCACCAACTCCTCTATTTACAAGTACTTCTAATTCAAAAAAGGGAGATAAGTCTATATTAACATTATTTTGTAATGCCTTCAGTCTTAATGAAAAGTGTTTCTTTATATAAGTGGAAAAATGTTCTACAGATGTATACTTAATATGTAGTATATCCGACTTATTAATCAGAGATCTCGCCTCTTTAGGTAGTAAGAGAAACCAAACTAGTACACCAATAAAGAAACTATCATGGACTTGGATATCAACCAGTTGCTCAAGTAAAGCCATACCAGGGCCAACCGTCCTAACAATCGTGTCATAATTCAAATTTGACAATTCCTTTATTGTGATGTGCCGCAAGTGTTTTGCAGAAACCTTAGTTTTGATTAATTCCAACTTACCCTCAAGTACAGCCCTGACACCCTTGTAATTTGGTCGTACTTTATAATTAAGTGAGCGTTTGGACATATAAAAACAATATTCTAATACATTATTTGTGTGTATCGTACCAAAGGGAAACATATCAGGTCCGTACTGTATTCTAGAGATACGTAACAAGTGTGGAGAGGTCAAACCGACAATACTAGTATAGTTTGACAGATACAATGCAGATGCATTCAAGTAAGGAAAATAGATACATCTAACAGGGACAGCACAGCTGCCTAAATTATAATTCACAACCCCGTGTAACTTAATATTTGGTATTATGTCATACAACACATGAGTTGAAAATAAAAAGGGCACGACCTGCGTGATATTCTTAGAAGTATTTATATATAATGGTATATAGGAAACTTCTCTTAGTGGTCTGTTTCGTCTGGTGGTATATCTTCCGGCCTCGGACCAGTGTCTGTCTCCGGCAACTGTAATTGACCTACATTTACTTCCAACGGTATGGCAATTTCTGGATA